AACCAGTCGGAGAGATGTTCAAACACGAGCAGACGCCCAGTCTGCATGCGATCCAGCATCTCGGTGATGCCTGCTTCCAGACCATTGCTGCCATCAGCAAATGTGGCGCGCACGCGCAAGAGGTTCAATCCCTGCTCACGGTACTGCGCGGCGAGCTGCTCGCCAGATCCCTTGTCATGTTGCAAACCATCGTGCGGCCAGGCCCATGGCAACCAGGCGCCCCAGAACTTCACCGATGCGGCGAACATGACCGGCGTATTCTCGCGCGCACGTTTCACCGCAGTGACGTACAAGATGTCGTTATCTCGATCCCAGGCCAGGCGTGCCGCAGCGGTGGGATGGTCCCAGCCAAAATCAATGCCAGCAATCTGAGGCCAATGCTCTGGAATGCTGAAGGCTTTGACTTTCAAGTCATCGTCGTTGACTGGAAACACGCGACCACTCCCGAGTTGCGGAATACCTTTGGTGCGCGCATCGACCTCCCAGCTCTTGTAGCTAGCGATGATTACCGCGCGCTGCTCTTGCGTGAAGTGCGCCGCATCGTCTATCGACATTTGCGTAAAGTGCGTGCCTGGTTGTTTGTCGATGATGAAGCGGCGCACGACACCTGTGATACCGAGTAGCGGCGTGAACGTGATGTATGTCATCCCGCCGGTCGCATTGGTGCGCGTCAGCCCCTCGGTGTAGATCTCCTCGGGCGGTTCTTCATCGAACCATACGAAATCGAGCGTCTCACCCTGCCATTTCTCGCGGCCCTTCTCGTATGCTTTAAATTGTAGGGTCGATACATCTCCCGATAGATGTCGTACGTGGACAGTATCAAGGGCATCCGCCATACCTCGCGAACTGGTGTGATCGATGATCAGATCTTTCGGGATTGCGCCAGTGCCATATTCACCGGGGCGCCCCAGTAGGATCCGCTGCGGGTTATCGCGCGTTGATTCGCCGGTAACGCCCGCAGCCCAGCCGACCACCGGTCTTCGCCAATGGCGCCCAGGCCAATTGGCTGGATATTGACCAGTCAGATGCATCGCGGTTTCCATGCCAGCCGCGAGCGTTTTGCCCAGTTGATTGCCTGCCATCAACAATCGTTCGCGATAGTCGAGGCCTGCGGCGTGAAACTCTAGCTGCTTCGGATACGGTCGATAATCAGTTAATCGATTCCTTGACCGGCGCTTCAATAACTCGCGTTGCAGATTCTCCAACAATCGCGCCTTTGACATACTCAATGGCTGCGACAAGTTCTGCTTCCGATAGCTCTTCGAGAGGCGAGAGCTGCTTAAATTCCTTGGGCATCAGCGATGCGCAGATCTTCACGTATGCGATTGGATCGTTACGCACGCAGTAATCAATCGCTGCTTTGCCGTGTTTGTCGAAACTATCCGCGAGCGCATGCAGGAACTTTCCCTGCAGGCGATTGCGCGAGCCAATAGGTTTTGGCGCACCAATGAATTGCGGTGGCCGCACTCCAGGCTTACCAATGTTCTTCGCCATCTCTGGTCGATCTTTAATTCCCATCGTAATCCTCCATCACTGCGACATCCGCCTCGCGGCAGATCACGCACCATCCGCCTTCGGCCCAAAGTTTGGGCCAGAGATACCCACCCAGCTCCATGCCGCCCAGGTGTACGACGTCGCCGACCTTAACCTCAGTCGGGCGGAACACTTTGGATTGCCGCACGCTGCGGTATGGCTTGCCATCTCGCATGCCGCGCTCGTGGATATTCGGATAGCAACCAGGCCCAGCGGCGATGACGATGCCCTTGACAGGTTCGCCGCGCCACTGCGCAGCGATCTTCTTACTCAAGGTGAGCGGCACTGGCTTGACGATGAGCTGGTCGCGCAGCGGGCGTATGCGTCGCCCAGGGTGGATGAAATTAAGCGACGTATCGCTTAATCGCACACCATCGACGCTCATGATGCTTTTTTCTTTTTTCGCTCGCGGTATTCGGAATACGCGACTGCTGCGCGCTGCTTCTTATTGCGAAAATCCGCGCGTGCTTCTTTGGAACCCATGAAGCGCCCGACAAATTCGGACAATGATTCGCCTTTAGTTGGTTCAGGCATGATGATGCGCGGATTTGTGTTTATCTTTATGGTGTTGTTCTTCTTCGTGCTTTGGTTTCATCTCGACACCATTACTCGTGGCATCGTCGGGAGTGCGAAAATTGCGCCTGCAATAATTGCAATCGCCGCTATCGTGAAGCTTGCCGGGACAAGCCGGATCTGGACACGGTAAGCCGCTGAAGTCTTTCATTTCGGTGGCGCATCCATATTAATTTTCTTGGCGTGATTTCCATCCTCAATACGAAATTTCATACCAGAGGAGGTGCCTTGCTCTTTCTCCTGGCGCAGCATCACCTTGCTGACCTGGCTCGCGCCTGTGCGCTTAGAATCTGGCTGATGATGTGGCCCACCACTCGGCGTATTGCTGCGCGGATCGAATGCAAGCGGTTTACCAGCAGGTGAGTAACTCATCGCCGATTCTCGTAGTGTGGAATGCCCATCTGAAATGCAGCTTGAGCGGGTGTGCGTGTCGCTGGCTGCGGCAGACCCATGCCTCCGGTCGCGCGTGCTGGAGCTGCGCCAACTGGCGCGAAGCCACCCATCATGCTGCCGCTGCCGCCCAATATGCCGCCGCCTATGCCGCCAGCTCGCGGTACTACATTGGCAAGTCCAGGCATCGTCGCGCCGCCGCGCGGCTGCATACTTCCCATGATTCCGCCGCCACCTTGCGGTACTACTCCAGGCAGCGGTCGAACCATTCCAGGTGTCATGACCATTAGGTGCGCCCCTTGAGTAATGCGTGGATACGTTTGGCTTCTCTGCCACCGATGCGCTTGTCCTTGTTGATTTCTTTCTGCACTGCTTCTTGGCTATAGCGCGGCCTGAAGCTTTCTTTCTCACTTTTCAGCGTCGCCATCTTGGCCGGATTGTCAGGTTTGCCTGACAACTTGGCCCAACCCGCACCTTTGTACTCGTGCGGCATTTACTCTTTGCCGATAGTCCCGCGCACGCAGGAGTGATCGGTTACCTCATGCTGCTTCGGCAAGCGGAATGAATGCGTGCCGGGACCGTGTCCCCCGACTTTTTCCTCGGCGTGAATCGTCTCTGAGCCTGCGGTTTTCTTGGCGTGAAACATGCCGCGCTCGGAAGCCTTGTTCTGTGCTTCACCTGATTTCATGACGTTACCTCGATGGATTGGTAGCGGGATGCCGAGTTGCGCGGCCTTTCCTGGTTATGAGCCAGGCGTGACGCTCGTTCACTTACCCGCTGATGGTGACTAAGACCATTCTGCGCGCGAATCTCGGATTTTTCGGGAAGCCTGTCAAGGCTTGAATGAACGTAGTAATCGGCTCTATCGATGCGACGTCTTAAGGATTTTCTGTCAAGACCTAAGCGGATTGATTTGTCTTGGAAGGTGCCGCCAGTGCCGTAGAATTTTATGAGGAGGTGCCTAATGTCTGGTGGGGCGCAACAGATGATGTGATCGATTTCGGCGATATGTGGCGGCATTTCTCGTAAATCTTGCGCGCCCCGGCCCAACATGGATCTGAACATCGAGGAGAGTTGCGGCTCCCCGCCGCAGGCCCATAGTCCCCATTCTTTCAAGCGACGTCTTGTCTCGCTGATCATGGGCGCGCATTGTCCAGCTAGCTATGACAATGAGCAAAATAAAACCCAATACGATGATAGTTCAATGCCGGCGCCGGCGATCTGTCACGTTTCAGCGTGTTTGTTTGTTATTCGTTAGTGTTTGTCATCATGAATGACAAACTTATTCGCAGGGACCATCGGTGAAGCCGACCGGCCCGTAATGGTCGATCACCACGATGTGCGTCTCCCATTTGGTGCGCTCATCGTAGGCATAGTGCTTCACATGCACGCTGTCGGCCTCGATGCGCGGGAAATTGATATCGACATCCGGCAATGTCTTGTTCCAGTCGTTGAGCAGCACGCGCAGATATTTGATCAGCGCTGCCTTGTCAGCCAGCTCAACGACTGTCTCCATGCTTGCCTGCAGCGAGCCTCGATGCTGTCGGAATTTCATCTGCTGCTCGTCAATGATGCCGCGCTATAAGAGGTCGTATTGCCCAGCGATGGCAAGTAATTCACACCCGTTGTGCTCAAAGAATTTACAAAAACGTCGTGATCCGCCGCCGCCATACTTTGCATCGCTTGCGGCATTGCCGCCGCCTTTACGACCCCATGCGCCCCTTGTGGTGCCGCCGCGCGCGATCTCTCGCGCGGCGTTACGCAAAAGGGCGAATCAGCACCTCGGAGCGGTTAAGGTCAACTTTTTGTCCCATGACTGCCATCATGCCCGCCGCCTGTTCATTCTTGGCGAGTATCGTTTTCGGACCAAAAAGCAATTCCTCTTCGCCCGTGCCTTCATCGATTTCTTTCTTTGTGGGTTTCTTGATAATCGCAATTTCAAATAGTGGCATGTAAATTCTCCAGTGTTATTTGTCGTCGTCTTTTTTCTTCCCCGCCTCTTCGAGTAGATCCGCCAGCGCATCGGGATGAATGGCGACCGATGTCGTGCCGGTATCTTTCATGAAGTCATCCATGCGCGCCTGCATGAGGGTTCTGTTCTTATTCGCCTGCTCGCTGGTGTAGGTCCAGGACAGGCGCCAGTTAAACCCTAGCAAACCAAACGTGATTTCGCGACTGCCGATGTACGCCTCATCTTCGTACTCTAAATGCAGAGCGGTGAAGGTGTACCAATTCTTGTGTCCCTCAAACCATTCCGTCCAATCTTGCGCGAATTCGAGTGACAATCCATGCGCAATGGCTTTGTCTTTCATTTGTGACCCCAAACATGATTAACGAACCCTTTCCAAACTCGCCGATGACGCCACGCGACCAAGCAATTCGCCCAATTGGCAATCGTGATCAAGATCTGTACTGCCATGAACCAGGGATAATCCATGTAAATATCGTAAATCAAGAACGCAAAACACCACATCAGTGCCATCAGCGCAATGTGCCACTGCCAATCCCACCTGCGCAGGATCTTGCGCGCCTCTTGTTCAGATATCCTCACCGATCTTCTCGATAGGAGTGTGTCCAAACAAAACCAAAATGACTTTTTCGGCAAATTG